TGTTGACATGGTATGGGTAGATGGCTACTTCATGACCACTGACGGCGAATTCTTGGTTGTCACTGAACTAAATGATCCTCTTGCTGTCAATCCGCTGAAGTATGGGGCGTCTGAGATTGATCCTGACCCTGTGGTCGCGCTGCTGAAGTTGCGCAACGAGGTTCATGCGCTAAACCGTTACACCATCGAGGTATTTGATAACGTCGGCGGTGATCTATTCCCGTTTGCTCGCATTGATGGCGCACAGATATCCAAGGGCTGCGTAGGGGTTCACGCCTGCTGCGTGTTCATGGAAGCAATAGCCTTTGTTGGGTCAGGCCGAAACGAGGCACCAAGCATCTACATGGGAGCCTCTGGGCAGACCATCAAGATCAGCTCTAATGAAATTGACACCATTTTGCTCGATTACACTGAAGAGCAATTGTCTATATCACTGGTCGAGGCTCGAAACGACAAGGCTCATGATTACCTGTACGTCCACCTTCCTGATCGAACGTTGGTCTATGACGCGACTGCAAGCGCACAGCTACGGGCGCCAATATGGCTTGTCATGACATCTGCCATCACAGGATTCTCTCAGTATCGCGCCAGGTCATTTGTCTGGGCATACAACAAGTGGCTCATCGCAGACCCACAATCAACCGCACTGGGTACGTTCTCCGACACCAATGGCGCTCACTGGGGCGTTGATGTCCGGTGGGAGTTTGGTACGGCTATCGTCTATAACTCAGGCATGGGGGCAGTATTTCACGACCTTGAGCTGGTAGCCTTAACCGGGCGAGTTGACGCGGATACAGTCATCAGCACGTCGTGGTCTTATGACGGGATCGACTACACTGCTGACGCACCCATTCCCACTGGTGGGCCGGGGAACTTCCAGAAGAGATTGTGCTGGCGCCGACAGGGCAAGATGCGTAACTGGAGGATTCAGAAGTTTACCGGCGACAGCAGGGCGCACCTGTCATTTGCCAGATTGGAGGCTCGAATTGAGCCGTTGATGTTCTGATGGCCAATCCTAGACCACTAACACGCGAAGAATTGGCGAAGTTTCTGCCTGACCAGCGATCCATTCGGGCATTTGAGCAACTATTTGAGATTATCCCTGGCGACCTGATAACCCTGGTCAAGCTAATCGAAGAGGTTGGCATAGATGCCGTCTCAGCGATGGCTAAGGCCGAAAGCAACAGCGCATCCTTGTCACGCATAGCCGAGGCACTAGAGCTGCTCACAAGCGCCCCAGTTGCGCCTGAGATCAAGCACCCGGTAGTTGACGCAATTGATGTGGACAGATACGCGCCTATTGGTTACGCAAGGGGCAGGATGTGGTGGAACGATTTCGATGACACACTAAACATTGGCCACAAGAATGAAGTGGTTCAGCAGGTAGGCCAAGAGACCTACATGCACGTTGAGAATGTCACTGGGTCGTTGATCCCAAATGGTACTGTAGTTGGGTTCGCTGGCGTCAATGGTTACATCAAGTGTTCGCCGTACATTGCAGACGGATCGCTCCCATCAGAGTATTTTATCGGCGTTCTTACTGAAGACTTGCCTGAAAACGGTATCGGCATGGCGACACTCTACGGTCGAGTTCGAGGCTTCGACACTACTGGCGCTTCGGCTGGAGAAGTCTGGGCCAAGGGCGATATTCTATACTGCTCACCAACGGTCGCTGGGTACTTTACCAACGTGAGGCCAACAGCCCCTAATGCTGTGATAATTGTGGCTGCCGTTATGGTGGTTGACGCCACTGCTGGTGAGGTAATGGTTAGAACAACCGTTCCAATAGGTTTGTCTTATGCTGACTACTATTCAACTATTGATCAGACGCCAGCCGCAGCCAATACAGCGTATGCGGTTACGTTTAATGGAGCCGGATCAGAGCAAGGCGTGTCATTGGTATCTGGCACAAGAATTACCGTAGGTAATGCTGGGTTATATCAAGTAAACGTCAAACTCCAAGCGACATCATCAACGGCGTCAGCGTCTAAGCTTTACGCATGGATAGCGATCAACGGCACTGACGTAGCCAACAGCCGGGCAGACTTTACCGTCAAGGCAAACGGGGATACCAAGCTGGTGTCTTATATGTATCAGGTCAGCCTTGTTATCGGCGACTACGTTGAGGTTCGATGGGCTGCAGACACGGTTAATTTACGACTTGACGCAATAGCCGCGACGGCATTTGCGCCTGCAGCGTCCTCTGCCGCAGTATTCCTAACGCAGATACAACTTTAAGGTGAAATCATGACAGTCAGCAACAAGGTATTGATCGCTCCGGTACTGCTCGCAGCATCGCAGGTAACGCTCTACACAGCGCCGACAGGAGCCAAGGCAATCATCGACAAGGCCACTGTCACTAACACTCACGCAACGGATAACCTTGCCATATCGGTTAACCTGGTGGCGTTCGGCGGATCTGCTAGTGCCACCAATCTTCTGGTAGACGCAAGAATAGTCGCTGTTGGTGAGACCTATACGCTACCTGAGATGGTAGGCCATAACCTGGCGACCGGCGACTTCATTAGCGTACTGGCTTCTGCCGCGTCATCTCTGTCTCTGCGGGTGTCTGGTAGAGAGATAACTTGATTGTAGTTGCCAAATAGCCCAAAATGTGGTCAGGCGAGTATCCGAGTTCCGTCTGCTCAAGATGTTCCCTGAAAAGGAGATGATATGAGCGTGGCACTGGTTAAACCATTCGCAATAGCCAAGCATGAGGGTGTCGAGCAAGTTGAGGCCGCGATGCTGAATCTGCCACAGGTTGATTGCCCTGTCGTTCATAGATTTGGCCCAGGCATATACATTCGTGAGGTTACGATGCCTGCAGATACGTTTGCTATTGGCCATCGCCATAAGTCCAGAAACTTAAATGTTATGCTCACTGGCAAGATAGTCATGCAAAGAAATGGCGAAATGATAACCATTTCAGCGCCTTTTGTTTTTACCGCCGAGCCTGGACGAAAAGTGGCATACGTCGTTGAGGAGTGCGTCTGGCAGAACATCTATGCCACCGATGAGACTGACATTGATAAGTTGGAGGAAATGTTCCTCGACAAGAGCGAAACATGGGTTGATCACGAAAAAGAGCACAAATCATTTCGTGTTACTCTTCGTCAGTCTGACAGAGATGATTACGAGCAGTTTCTGACTGAGTATGGGTTTGACGAGGCATGGGTACGAGCTGTTTCAGAAAACACTGATGATCAAATTGAGATGCCTGCAGAGTGGAGCGGTGTCGCTAATGTCAGGACGTCTGATATTGAAGGTTCTGGATTATTCCTTAGCGCCGCAATATCTGCAGGGTCAATAATTGCACCGGGCAGGCTTGGCGGGAAAAGAACCCCAGCAGGAAGATACGTCAATCACTCATCTACACCAAATTGCTTTTATTTGAAAACAGAGTCCGATGACGTTTACCTGATTGCCAAGAGAGATATTATTGGGTGTCAGGGCGGCGACCAGGGCGAAGAATTAACAGTTGATTACCGTCAAGGAATAGCCTTGGCAAATAATGGAGCAGAATTATGTCATCCTTAGCTGCAGGTGTTATAGGCGGTGCAGCCACCGCTATTATCGGTTCAGCCGTTGTTGGCGGGGTCATGCAATCAAGGGCCGCAGGCAAGGCGGCAAAGGCCCAGCAAGAGGCGTCTGGTGCAAGCATTGAAGAGCAACGCGCTCAATTTGAAGCCATGCAGCGCACACTGAAGCCATACGTTGATGCAGGTTCCCCGGCGCTTCGACAGATTGCGTCTTATGCAGATGTTGCTCAACCGGCACTTAATGAGCAACAAGCATTGCTTGGAATGTTCGGCGCAGAGGCTCAACAGCAGGCCATCAATAAAATCGAGCAGTCACCACTGTACTTGGAGCAAGTTCGCCAAGGCGAGAACGCCATTCTCCAGCAAGCATCCGCAACTGGCGGTCTTCGCGGCGGAAATATCCAGGCAGCACTGGCGCAGTTCAGGCCAGCGGTTCTATCTCAGATGATTGAAGACAAATATACAAAGCTGGGCGGCATGACTGACTTTGGTGGAAGCGCAGCACTGAATCTTGCAAAAATGGGCCAAGCGTCTGCAGCGGGTCAGAGTGCGGCAGGCATGAACATGGCGTCTAACATTGGTACTGCATTGACGAACACTGGCCAAGCACAGGCACAGGCACAGCTCGCTAAAGGTCAAGCCTGGGGTAATGTTGCTGGCTCAGTTGGGTATTTGGGCGGCCAAGGTTTGCAGGGCATTGGCCCATTTGCTTAAACATAGGGAACTATCATGGCAGTAGACTATTCAAGTTATCAGACAAACCCTCTTCAAATGGCTATTCAAGGCTATAAAGAGGGTGGTGCTATTCAAGCAGCGAGACAGCAGCAAGCAATTGGTCAGCAGACTCTTGAGCTGAACCAGATGAAGGTTGATGAGTACAAGAAGGCTCAAGCTAAAAAGCTAGAGTTTCAAACTGCAATGGCTGGACTTGGGGAGAGCCCGAGCGCACAAGACTATCAGAAACTAATGATTCAGTTCCCAAGCATGGCCGCGACCCTTAAAGAGCCGTATGATATGCTTAGTTCCGAAGCGAAGCAGGCAAAGCTGACGCAAGCCACTCAAGTCTTGGCGGCATTGAAGTCTAATAGCCCAGAAACGGCTACTACTTTATTGGAGAGATTTAAGGCCGCTGCTGAGAATTCAAATGACGGTGCTTCAGCCGCTGGTGCTCAGGCACTAATTGATTTGATAGGGCTTGATCCGATTGCTGCCCGTGATGCCGCTGCGCTATCTGTTGCCGCTGCAGCAGGCCCAGAACAGTTT